TTCCACAGCGCAGGAGTGTTTTGCGTGAGAAGTTGATTATCAAACGTAACCGTAACACTGTTAGGAGTAAACTTGCCTGGGTAGTAGACCTTATCGTTAAGGCGATCAACAACAATGTCATCAACCTGACCGCCAATAGGACCAACCTGCTTCGCAGCCGCAGTCAATTCTTGTTGAGTTCCGACGAACTCAGGGGGAACTCCGAAGAATTTAACTTCGAACTGATACGATCTAACCGCATCTAACTTCGTGGAAACCTTTGGAAGAGTCTTCCCAGGTTGGAAGTTAGCTCTATAATTATTTTTTAAGTAACTGTCTACCATGATTTATATTAGTTAATGGTTGCCGATTGGCTTGTGAGGTTGACCTCGAAGACAATGGTTTCAGCAGCCTTAGTGGGCTTGATTGTCACCGAGCACCAAAGCTCATTTCTATCAACTCTCGCAGGAGTATTCGTTGTCGAGTCACACTTGACAGCACCCTCAACAATAGCTCTTCTGGCTAACAAGTCGTCAAGGAATGGGTTGATTGCGTCCTCAACAAGTTCCCAAGTGAAAGTATCGTTAGGCTCAAATTGGAATGGTTTACCAAGCTCAAGAAGAACCTTACGCAGGTAGATCATCAGTCTGCGAACATTAACTCTATCGAGAGCAGTAGGTGCTCTTTGAGTAGTTCTTTGACCGAAGATAGTAATACCTGTGGTGGGGTCGTTAGCAACAGGGTTAATCGAGTTCGAGTAGAGAGCATCTCTGTCGCCCTGATTAAGCACGATTTCCGTAGCAGTGGGCTTGGTCAGACGACCTCTTCTAAAGCCCGCAGGAGCGAACCACGGCTCCGACACGGAGTCTGTGAAGACACACTGTCGAGCAGCGAAGATAGCTGGATCATACCATTGCTCTGCACCAGCAAAAGCATTGAAGACTTGAACCCATGGCCAGTAAACAGCAGCGTAAGAGGAGTTAAGTGCGGCTGTTCTAGAAGTTGGGTCTTGTCCATTGATCCATTGCACAGCATCTTGAACTTCATTAATGCCAGCGTAGGGAGGGGAAAGGAGAGCTAAGAAATTCTTAGAGGTCTCAGCAAGACTCACAAAAGCATTCTGAACGGCATCGTCTACAATACCAGGGATAACACCAATAGAGATGTTAAGAGCATCATCATCTAAGGCATACATACCAGTCTTGCTGGTAGCATCACCAATGAGAGAGCTAGCATCCTTAGCACCACTATCTCCGTTTGCAAGACTATAAGTTCCTTCAATAAGTTTCAGGAATCTAGGAGTGCCCGATACATCACCTGTGCCCGCGTAATCAACGAAACCAGCGAGGGTGGGCTTCGCACCAAACTCATCAGGAGCAGCGTAGGGACTTCCATCCTTCTCAAGCTCAACGTAGATATATTCAGATTGATTGTTATTTAAATCATTGTTGAGGATAAACTCAACAGATGTGATACCAGACGGGCTGAGTTCTGTGTTAGTGAACGACTCAACTTGAGCACCGTCGCTGTTCACAACAACCTTGTCCCTAGCCGAAATGTTAGCAACTTCTACCGAGATGCCTTGTGTATTGCCGCTTCTAAGTGTAGTGAGGTTGTAACCAGCACCAGGGTAGTTAGAATAGGCAACAAGATCAACGTTAGAGGCAGTGTATCCGCTTGCAGTTACATTTGCGCCCGCAGCGCCAAAAACATCACCACTAACATTGAGAGCATCGAAAGTGATACCAGCAGCAGCAGAAGCTTGGAATGTAGCCCCGGAGCCTGCAAACTTAGAAGCAAGGTAAATGTCTGTACCGTCAACATAGGCGAACACATTTTGATCCGAAACGATCTCAGGATTGAATGCATTCTCAAGGATGTCAGCAGCAGTTGTGAAGTCAGTGGAGCTAGCGAAATCAACGATACCCGTAACAGTCTTCGTACGAGCATTGTTAGTGATCGAGTAGTATATCGAAGATGTAGCAGCATTAGGAGTGTAGGTAACCTTCACAGCAGGAGGAGCACCAACACCAACCGCCGCCGAGGCGTAGCCAGCAGTTGCACTGCTATCAATAGCTCTAACATAGTAGAGTTGGTTAGTGGCTTCTAAGATCTCAAGAGCACCCTCAAGACCTTGCCCTTGCATGTCGCTGTCAGGCTTACCAAACAGTCTGATAAGGTTTTCTTGGCTTGTGACAAGGGTGGCTTCATTGACGGGACCTTTATTAGCAAAGCCGACTAAGCCTACAACGCTTGAATTGATGTTCGGCGTGTAAATCGAAACATCATTCTCAAGAACTACAACGGATGGACTGGTTGGTATAGCCATGATTAATCACTCTCTACAGGGGTTTTTGTTTTTCTTTTCTTAACCGGATTTGGGACAACTTCAGGTTGTGGATCAGGAACGATAGTTAGCTTACCCATCCTACGATGAACCAAGTTTTCAACGACCTTGCTCTTCCAGTTATTAGGAACTTCTATTTGCTTTTTAGGACCAACAAAGACAGTCTTCACACCTTCGGGAGTTCCAAAAGGAATGCTAAGTCCTTGCATACTTGTATTCTTAAATATCTTCATGTAAAAGCTCCTACTATATTTACTACCTAGACAACATTAATATAGTTAATTTACTGTCCCTGTAGTGATAGTGCAGTAATAGTTAAGGTATTGCCCGCTGCTATGTTTGTATTTGTGCCTATATCCCACCAAGCATATATTTCATGGCCTGCTTCAAAATTAAATGCGCCCCCAGGACTTGGACCCGCAGCTAATACCACATACCTAGCCCCTGTAATTAACCCTGAGAATTGGAAGTCATCATTACCTGTTTGCAGGACAGCCCGCACCGCACTTAAATTTAATTGAGCAGCACTAGATACATCAAAGTTAGCTTGGTCACCTACACTATCTCTAAGAACTATAAGGCCCGAAGTTCCGCCCTGATTGCCCGAGATAACAGAGCTAGCAGCACTAACATCAGCAGTAGAGCTAGTGTCAGCATTCCAATCACCAACAGCACTACACAAGACTAATCTAAATTCGCTCGGAATCGCTCCCGAACAAAAGAACTCTTCGAACATCCTCTGCTTACCTAAATTTGTCCACGACATAATATAAATCTCCTACTATATTTAGCTTAGTGTAAAGGTATAACTTTTATTAAACAGGTGGAGGATCATCAGGGGTTGTCACCATGTTTTGAGGAAGAGAAAAAGCTAAACTTAAGTTAAATGAACCAACTGCGAACGTGTCTTCTTGAGGGCCAAAGTCGTCAAATTCGTTACTTAATTCTAGATTTAATTCATTGAAGAGTAATTCGTTTGAAAGTGTTAAAGGTTGTAAATCAAAGTTTACATCAGCAGGCAGAATATTGTCTCCGCCCACTTCATACTCTAATACGTGGTCTCTAAGTTCAAGTATGAGATTTTGTAAACTAAAGCCCCTATCAATAGAAGGTGTTTGGACTTCAAGATCAAGAGGTATGACACCGCCGCCGCCTGCTTCAATGGAAATTCTATAGGCTTCAAGATCAAGATTAATATTACCTAAGTTTCTAAATTGAGGAGGTTGGCTATAAGGGTCATCAGTTTCATTAATTCCTCTTGTTAAGTTCCTCCTAGTATTCGACCCATACCTCTCATCAATATCAGCTATGAAAGTTATAGTGCCTCTTTTGGATTTAGGCTTGGCGGGTCGGACATTAGGACGCAGGACCGTCTCATCAATGTTGATGCTAACGACCATTACGCATTAAATTCCTTAATCTCACCAGTGTTAGTGAAGAAGAACTTAGGACTAGGTATGTAGGTTTCTAGAGTTACAGTTATTGTTTTCTGAAGGACTCTATCAGAACCATCCCCTGCCCCAACATTACCAAGGTCTCTTTCGCTGTTAATAAATGCTTTATTGTGAACCGAGTATTGCGTCTCTATGTTTATGTCTGGACTAAACAAAGAGAATATACTGGATCTCAGCATGTCCATATCAGCTTTAAACTTGCACCACAAATTAACTTCATAGGTTATGTTAATTGGTCTTGGCGGTAAACTTAAAACCCGTGTTGCTCTGAGCTTATCAGGATCCCAAGATTTCTCACTTATGATATTTTGATAACGCATCCGAGACTGGTCGCTATTAGTTTGCGTTTCAACTATTGTTACCATTGGAAGGATTAGGGTGTTGTCAGCTTTTAAACGACCAGCCACTCTCTCAGGATTACCGTGGGAGCAATTCACTTTAACTCTATTACCATTGGCGTCGATGTAATAAAGATTACCAAAGATGTGTAACATGCTACGAAGACTTTCTTTGTAGACATTATCAATCACTGGAAGTAGTTTAGTAGTCGTAAGATCTACTATTTGATTACGAACATATAAGCTGTCCTTGTCTCTCATTAATACCTACCTCCAACTTGATCAGGACGATCAAAGAAGTCTTGGTTGTGAATATCCTGTGTATCCCTCAGGAGCTTCGCATGAACCATTAAGTGGTAAACACCATATGCCTCAAAGCTGTCTTCCTGAACTTCGAACACTTCAAATTTCATCTCTTGGAACTCAGGTTGCAATACATCACCTATGGCAATGGAGCGACCTAATATATTTTCAGTGTAGGATTTGTTGAAGACGAACACTTGATCAATCTGCATCTCTACACCAAACTGAGAAA